CCGCGGACTTGTGCCGTAGATAGTTGCCATAACCTCTGTGCCCTGAGAAATCAGGGCACTTTTTTGTCCGGTCGCACTGCAAATCCGTGTACGCCGGTTCGATTCCGACCCCCGCCTCCAAGCAAAATCAAAGAGTTACTCAGCATCATCTCCGCGCTCGAATCCCGTTTGTGCCTAAAACGTGCCTTAAAACGTAACTTTCTCTGCGGCTGCAGCCAGGTGCTCGGGCGACAGGTGCGCGTACTTGCGGACCATCTCCGCGGAGTGCCAGCCGCCCAGTTCCTGGAGCACTGACATCGGCGTGCCGGCCATCGCGTGCCAGCTGGCCCAGGTGTGGCGCAGGTCATGGAAGCGGCACCAGGGCACGCCAGCGCGTTTTGTAGCGTTCGTCCAGGTACTGGGGGAGATGCGCACAGGGCATTGAAATACAAGGCCTTCTCGGGGCTCTGGGAAGGCTGCCAGGAGCTCACGCGCCTGCTTGTTCAGCGGGACCAGGATGCGCTCGCCGGCCTTGGCCTCGTCCGCATGCACGATCACCATGCCCGTCTCTAGGTTCACGTTCTCCCAGCGCAGGCCGAAAACATTAGCTTTTCTCAACCCGGTGAGCAAAGCAAAACGGACGGCACACCGGTACTTTACCGGCAAGTTTGCAATAACGGATTCGGCCTGCTCGCGTGTCAAATATGCGACGCGACGGGTGGGCTCCTCCTCCTTGCGAAAGCCTGGGATCGAGTCAATCCACTGCCAGTCAATCTGAGCGGCGCGGAAGATGGCGCGAATCAGGGCGCGGTAGCGGTTCCTGGTGGCCGGCTTGACGCCCTCGGGCAGGGCCTCCTCGATCGCGTCGCGGTCAATCTCGGTGAGCAGCTTGCTGCCCAGTTTTGCCTTGAGGAACGTGATCTTGTCCTCGTCGTCGGAGATGGAGCGCTTGCCGGCCTTCTCGATCTTCCACTTGTCGGTGGCGTCGTTCCAGGTCTTCTTGGGCTTCTCCTTGAGCAGGCGCGAGCGCCAGAGCTCACCACGACGGATGTCGTGGAGCTCCTTTGCTTGCTTGGGGTCTGTGGTCCTGAGCGACTCGCGGAAGCGATTGCCGTTGATGGTGACGTCGATCCAGTAGGTGTCACCGCGTTTTTTGATTGTCATGTGTTGCCTCGTTCCTAGTTCGTGTTTCAGTTGTTGGTGAGATTATCGCAACATCAAACCCAAAAAGCAAGAACCGGATTAAATGGGCACACTTTTCCCGTAATAGGCGATCAGGGCGGCCTCGGCTTTGCCGTCGTCCTTGACGCGTTTGAACTCACCAGCTGACGCCGGCCAGATCTGGGCGGCCTTGGCGCGGCTCCCATCCTTGCCAGAATTGAGCTGGAGCGCTTTTTTCCACTTGCCAGGGGTAACGGTAGTCGTGGGGATCTTCATGCCCGCCAGGACGCCTTTGGCCAGCCCGAAG